CATGGCTGTGGCTCACCTTTCCTCACATTATATTACTATTTACAAGAGAAGTGGGGATACTTTCACAAAGCTAACAAGTCCTAGCGTTTTGGCTGCAGGTCATGGCTATGGTGTTACTTTCTCTCCTAACTAACAACTTAACAAACTAACGGAGGTGTACAAATGTACGCATTAGTAAAAGATAACGTGGTAGTAGCAAGGGAATCTAGGAGAACAAATATGTTCAACATACCCCTGGCTGGCTACAAGAGTGATGAAGAGTTAAAAGAAATAGGTATCTTACCGACGGTAATTCTTGATCCTGAAAGCGAAGGTTTCTATGATGCGGTAAACCCTGTTTACACTATCAAAGAAAACATCGTTGAAGTAAAGTATAGCTATACCCCTAAAAAAGGGCAAACTGTTTATACTGCTAGAGATTTCAGGAATAGATTTACCCAAACAGAAAAAGTTGATTTGTATACTAAAGCCAATGAGGATATTATGCTAAAGATATTCATCGATGAACTTAACGCAACATCCTCTGTAGACGTGGAGCATCCTGATACAATACAAGGAATGCAGTACCTTATAGTAAAAAGTATTTTAACGCAAGATAGATACAACGAGTTAATGACAATATTACTCATTGACAAAATAGATAACCCCATATAAAATAAATAGTATACATGGGTAAGAATAACATGCAGGAATGCAAAATTTTTAGGAGTAGAAAAAATGGACGGACAAAAATTAGTAACACTTTTATCAGCTGGGGATGTTACAACTGTAACAGCTACTGGAGCTACTTTCACAGGTAACAGTGTAAACTGTTGTGTAAGTTTAACAGTAACTGGAACTACTGGAACAACTAAAGAGGTTACTGCAACTTTACAGGCTTCTTTAGATGGCTCGACTGGCTGGTTCGATGTCGATTCAACTAATGCAAAAGTTAAAGTAACTGGTAATGGTTCTGGTGGGTTTGCTAAACTTTCTTTAGCTTATCCTTACCTACGTTGCTCAATTGCTAAACATGCTGACACTACGGCAGGGTTAGCTACGGTTGCAATGTGGATTAAAAATTAATTATAGCAAGAGGTTATAATGTTTAATTTCTTAAAAAAAAATAGTACAGAAACTAAACAGATACCATCACTTACTACCTTGCCACCTCTAAATCCTACTTCTTTCCCTACAGTGGCTCAATCACTGGTACATCCTGAGAATATTAGCGATGATGAAAAAAAGAAAAATTTTTCATGGCAACAATATGCTCAAGGTGATGGGATGTTTCAATCTGAATTTGGAACTAATAGGGTTGCAATACAGATACTTAAAAAGGCTTATGCTAATGATGACTTGATTCAAACGGGGATTGAAACTATTGCAAAACAGTTTCTAGGATGTTCTTTTGAAGTCCGTAATAGACAAACAAAAGATACAATCATTAATCACCCTATGGCAAGAATATTACATAATCCGATTAAAGGAGATACTGGTGGGTTCCATTTTGCAAATATTGTAGAGATGTACATAACTGGAACATCTTATTGCATTTGGATACCTGACGAAGAGGGATTTAGAAGGCTACCCACTGAAGCTGTAACTCCTGAAATTGATTCTAAAACTGGAGATATACGGAGATACAAAATATCTACTTATACACAGGAACAAGGATTGATGGATGAGTATGTAGACCCTAAAGATATATGGGTATCTATGATGCCAAATATCTTTAGTAGATATGTAGGTTTATCAGCTATAATTTCATCAAGCCTTCCAGCTCTTGCAAATAAATATTCATTGGAATTTGTCCTAGGATTTTTCTTGCGGGGTGGTAATATGGCTGGAATAGTTGCATTAGATAAAACGGATAGTTCGCAGATATCCCGATTGATGTTAACGATTCAACAAATTATGGGTACGAGAAGGAATATGCATTCAGATAAATACTTGCCTAAGGGAGCTACATGGGTAGCCTCTGGACAAAAGTTTTCTGATGTAATGATTGTGGATGTTATTAGGCAGACGAGAAGGTTATTTAATGCACGTCTTGGAATTCCACCTGCTTTGGTAGGTGATACTGAGGGAGTGAATTATGCTAACGCTGAAAGTCAAATAAAACTGTTCTGGGAAAATACTATCATCCCTCTTCAAAAGCTTTATTGTCGTTCAATAGAAAATTCGGTTGTTGGTAGGAAGTATTTAAGAGACGGCGAGGAGTTAATTATTGATAACAAGGGAGTCAAGTATATTGACCCTTTTGTTGATAAACTGAATGAAGATCATAAGTTAAAAGAAATACTTACAATAAATGAACGCCGTACTAGGCTTGGATTTGATAGGTATGAGGATGAGAATGCAGATGTTCTAAATTTTCAGGCGGCTCAAGTGAACCCAACGAGAATTCCGATGTCGGAGATGGAGAGGCTCAACCCGAAGAAAGCCTTGAAATTGTCCCGACTGAAGAAGATGAAAACTAAATCCCTTAAAGATTTAGTAAATTTACTTGAGCCTACAAGTGCTTACATGAAATTGTGGAAAGCTGAATGCAAGAGATGGATTGATGCCTATGCTTCAAACCCTGCAAGCAAGAATGAAGCTATGCTTATTATTGCTGAGGGGAAAGAGAAGTTTTTAAAAAAATTAACCATACCTTTAAAATCCACAATGAAAAAAACTTATTTCATTCACCTTAAAAGTTCTACTCTAGCTAAAAAATCTTTTAGCCATAAATCAGAGACACCTAACGTTGCACAGCTCTTAGAAAACCTTTGGGCTAGAAGTGAGTTATTTATGGATGGGATGTGCGATGCTCAAGCTAGCAGGAACTTTGATGGGTATACAGATACAGCAACAAAAGCCGTATATGAACACATTGAAAAAATGGTAACAAGCAATCCCGAGATTGATGTTAAAACTTTAGCCTCCTCAATTCGTTCAATATTTGGCGAAGCTTATGAGGGGCAAGCTAATACGATAGCTATTACCGAGCTAGGTTCTGCAAGTTCTCTAGGCTCTAGTAACTATGCACAAGCAATTTCAACTATTACCAAAACGTCAAGGAAACAATGGTATGCTAACAATACTAATAGTCCTCGTCATGGTACTGGTACAGGATTGCATGAGCAATGGGTTGAATGGAGTAGCGAAAAACAGACAGGAACGCTAGAAGATGTTACTTTCTCTAATGGGCTTAGGCATCCTAGAGATGTAAGGGGTTCAGCTAAGGAAGCGATAAATTGTCAGTGTACTGTTTTTTTTGAGTTGGGGGCATTGAGATAGTGTTGTGTATGTTGTATATAGGTGCTAAGATTATAATAGTAGATAATTTAAGAAGAAGGGGTAACCCGTGAGTGAAAATTTAATAAAATCCTTTGCATGTAAAATAGAATCACCTATCCAATCTGGGGAAGGTGGAAGTGATAAAACGTTCCTTATCAGTGGTGTTGCTAACAGCGGTCAACCTGATAGATGGGATGAAGTCATGCCGATGGATTGTTGGGATTTAAAACATTTTGAACTTAACCCTATTATGCTCTACAATCATAACCATTCTATGCCAATAGGAAGAGTTACTAAACTTAACCCAACTGAACAAGGGTTGGAGTTTATTGCTGAAATTGGTGTTGGTTCTGAGATGGGGTTGACTCAAGTCCAAAAAGATGTAAGAAGCTTAATAGCACAAGGGGTTCTTGGAACTTTAAGTGTTGGGTTTATTGCAAAAGATTGGGCATGGGAAGGAAGAAATGGTAAAGATGTTCTTGTCTATAAGAGTGCTGAGTTAACAGAAATTAGTGTTGTAACTGTCCCAATGGATGCACAAGCTACCATTACAGGCGTGGCTATAAAGTCATGCATAGGACGAAATAAAAAGGAGGGCAGTATGCCATTAGATTATAAGGATGTGAAAGAGATTATTTCAGAGTCTAACAAAGAGTTGTTAGGTCAGATTAAATCTTTCCAAGCTAGTTCAGAGGCTTTAAAAGTAGAAGCTGAAAAAATAAAATCAGATTCTGAGGTTAAAGTTTCTGAAGCTGTAAAAGCTAAGGATGAGGCTGAAGCTAAAGTTGGAGTCCTAGAAACAGAACTTGCTTCTGCTGTTAAATACATTGAGGAAATTAATGCTACTCTTGTGGAGTTAGCAGGAACACCAAACGAAATAGAGGGGGAATAATAATATGCCTTTTAATAAGTTAAATATTGAAGAGTTAAAAACTAAAGCTTTGAAAACTCAAAGTGATAATAACAAAAGTGTAGCTACTAAAGCTGGCTTACCTTCAGGTACTATCCTAAATTCTAATACAAAAGCACACCATATTCAAAAAAGTTTGCAAAGGGTATCAGGACAGACAGATGCTAGAGAAGCTTTAAAATCTATCCTTCATTCAAATATACCTGTTCATGGGGTTGATGATATGGGTGGAGAAAATAGAAGCAAATCAATAAGAGAATTAGTAAGAAATAAATCAATCGACGCTGAATTAGGCGAAGATATGATTGAAATGAAAAAATTAGTAGCCTTCACACAACTACAAATCCAAATGCAACAAGCAAAAGGACAGTTCGTTGGAATGGAAGGCGTACCTATGTACCAAAAAACATTGAAACCTTGGCTAGAAGAGAAATCTTTTGAGTCTTCAATGTTTGAAACATGGATTCCTACCCTAAACACTTCTTTCTATTTTGACGAAGTACGTATCGACCCAGGCATTGAGCAATTTTTTGGTACCTATACCATGAAGGCAAAAGAAGAAAGAGTTAACACTTTGTTGGGTAAATTAAAAGGTCGTCTTCAATTAGAGACTGATACTTACGGTTCTCAAGGTTTAACATCTTCTTCAATAAACTTTTCTGCACAAGACAACGTTGCTCATACTCAAGTTTATTCTAACCTTCTACAGGATTCTGACCCTAACGCCTTCAACAACCAACTATCTTCAATCGTTGAAGGTTTGGCAATTGCTAGAGAATGTGCAATTATAAACGGCGATGATACTAGAGCTGTTTCAGGAGCGGGTCACCAAGGTGATGCTCACTTTGATACAGATACAGCTGCTTTAGGTAGATTTGAATTTGAAAAAGCTTTTAAAGGCTTAAGAAAATTAGCTTATGCAAATTCAGCTAATGGCGTTTTAGTTAATCACGGTGGTGGTGTTATTGATAAGTCAATATTCCAAAGCCTTATTCGTTCTATGCCTATATTTGTTAAAAATAAAGCTGAATGTTTATGGGTTGTTTCTACTTCTATGAAGAGATTAATTGACTCAGGTGTTATTGCTGAGCTTTTAAGTACTGAGTTTATTTCAAGAGGTCTTATTGAGACTGGTGAAAGAGGTACTTTGTTTGGTATTCCTTTCTATGAGAGTCAATATATGAGAGATGATTTAGGAGCTTCAGGTGTTTATGAGGCGGCTTCTACTCAAACTTCTATAATCTTAGTAAATCGCAAACGCTTCTTTATGGGTATGAGGTCTCCAGTTAGATTGTGGGCTACACCTTCATTAGCTAATCAAGATTTATTAATGATGACTGGTAAAGAAAGAATTTCTTTTGCAGGAGCTACACAATCAGCTACTGAAAAATCAATTGCTTTAGGTAGAAATATTAGTTCTTTAGGAGAATAATAATGAAAATTAAGTTAAAAACCCCAGTAGGTTGGATGGCAAAAAATACAACTGCTATTTGTGTAGCGGTAACTAGAGATGGCAAACCTCTTGAAATGTCTTTTGAAAAAGAGTATGAAGTTACCCTTTCAGAGTACAACAAGATTTTGGCTGAGTTCGGCGATAGTTGCCTATCGCTTGTAGATGATAAACAAGTTGCAAAGGTAAAATAATATGTTTGATTTTTCTCCTAAAGCTTTAGTGACTACACAAGATGTAGAAATGTGGTTGGGTGTAGACTCTACCACTATTGAATTGGTGGAGAAGGCAAAAATAGAATTTTTAGTGAATACAGCTTGTGAGGCTATTCAAGATTATTGCGGAAGAATATTTTCAGTTCAAGAATATATGGAAGTTATGGACGGGCAGGAATCTGATTTGATAACCACCGAGAACTATCCTATAACCTCTATAACTGGAATTGCTCTTTTAGGTCAAGTTATTGACACTTCTTATTATTATGTGAGGAAGGACGAGGGTGCTATTTTGTTGAAAAACTGTAGGACACCAAGGGGGAGGGGAACGGTAGAAGTTGTTTATTCAGCTGGTTACACTTCAATCCCTTACACGTTGAAACAAGCTTGTTTGTTCCAACTGCAATTCCTTTATAACAATTATGGAGGCAGTAGTTCTTTGGGTTTTAACTCAAGAAGTAAGATGGGTGAGTCTGAATCTAAAGACAAGTCCATAGGTGAGAATGGTTTGATTGGTGAAGTTATTGGGTTGGTTAACAGATTTAAGCGGATGGAAGCTCCTAACGTTTCCATGTTCGCTATGGGTAGTTAATTTATGGCACATAGTATAAGTACAGCTGTTTCAGCTTTAAATAGTTTAAAGGATAAGTTACAGGATGCTTACTTTGCAGGTCAGTTAGATATTGCAAACATGGTACATAGACAAACAGTTGTTAACATCGATACAATGTTGAAAAGTACTTTAAGGCGAAGACGTACAGGTATGTTACGCAATAGCGTTAATATAACGGCTGACCCTTTAAGCTTATCGGTAAAAGTATCTATAGGTAATGATTTGGTACCCTATGCTTTCCTTCATGAATATGGCGGAGAGATAACCCCCAAAAATAGAAAATGGTTAACTATTCCAGTAAGTGAAAGAACGTATAAGAAAAAAGCTAGAGATTTTAGGTCGCTAAGTTTCTCTAAGGCTAGTGAGGCTATGGCATTTTTAAAATTTCCACAGTCAGGTGAAATTGCATACTTACTTGTAAAAAGAGTAAAGATTTTACCAACTCACTTTGCTTCTAAGGCTTCAGAAACAGTTGCTCAAGACCCTAGGGCTTTGACAGCTATTGAGAATAGGATTAAGGAGGCTACTCATGAGTGGGAGACGTAATTTTTTATTAGCTCTAAAAGAGAGACTGGAAAAGATGACAACCTCAAACGGCTATCCTTTTTCTGTTAAAAAAGTTTTCTTGAATGATTTGAAAAGATTATCAATTGATATCCCAGCAATGGAATGTCCTTCTATTGAGATCATTCAAGACAATGAGTTGTTCGAACATAAACATCAAACCTTGGATGTTAGTTCCTCTATATTTTTAAGACTAGTCCACAACTCTAAAGCTACCGATGAGGACATGGAAGTGTTCAAATCAATGGTTATAAGATGTTTGTACAAAGATAGTCCATTAGAGGGGTTAGGTACTCCCTTAAGTCCACTTTTAGAGAGAGAAGGTAAGTTTACTAATACTTCTCTATCCTTGAAAGAGTGTGTTTCTGATTTGGGGATGATAGAGGCAAATAGAGTGTACGCACTATCTCTTGTTGCAAGGTATATTGTAAGTATTCATAATTTTTAAGGAGTATGTAAATGAAATTAAAAAGTTCGCTAAATTATAAAACCCAGTATGACAGCAATAAGAGCGGTTATATTTTAGGGATTGAAATGTTTCCTTTTTTCAAAAGAGAAGCAACTGCGGGAGCTTTCTTAGCTCCTTCAATCGGTACAGCTGGAGCAAGTTTGTCAGGTGCTACACCTGCTGTAGACTTATCTGCTAGCTTGAACGTGTCTTTTAATGCAGCTGTAGATGGTGGAATCCCTGTTGAAGTTCTTCTTGACACTACTTCATTAACTTCAGGCCCTGCAATTGCTGTAGCTTTAGAGACTGAAATAAATCTAGCTTTAGTAGCGGCAAGCCAAAATGGTCGAGTATGGGTTGAGTTCTTAGGTGGAAAATACAACATCGTAAGTCAAACAACTGGAGCAAAATCTTTAGTTGTAATTACTGAAGGTGACGGAATTGCTGCTGAATTAGAATTAGGTGCTGCTTTAGGTACTGAAACAGTTGGAACTTATTCAGGTGACTTTGCTTATGTGAAAGAAGCAGGTTTCAATTTCTCTCAAGATGTTGAAATGAGCGACCACCGTTCAGGCAGACAAGCGTCTAACTTTTATAAGAAAAAGAAAATGGTTGAAGGCGATTTGTCTTTATACATTTTGTTAGGTAATGAAGGCTCTAATGTTACTATGAGTGATGCACATAAATTAATTTATGAGTCATGTTTTGGTAGGATTGTTACAGATAGTGCAACGGAATTGACTTTTGATTGTGCTCAACCTCATGGAACTTATTTTAGTTCTTTATTGTGTAACAACGGGTTAGGTCAAATTGTTAACGGATGCTATGCAAAAAACTGGAGCCTTTCACTTGCTGGAGACTCTCCTGCTAGTTTAACTGTTTCTTCTAAAGGTAGAGATAGTAAAATGGCTTCCGTAGCTAAATTTGCTTCTGCCTCTACAGCTGTTGCAACTGTAGTAACTGTCGATAAAGAAGCTAAGAGATTTGAAGTAGGTTCTGTTGTTATGATAGTAGGTGCTGATGGAGTTACTGTTTCAAAGGGTGGGTTAGGTGACCTAACTGTTGTTTCAATAGCTGATGCCACAAATACTATTACCCTGTCAGAACCTGTTACAACTCAAGTAGATGGTTATCTAGCTCCGTGGTCACCTGCTTATTTTGGTGCAATACCTAATGACAACCTTAGAATTGCAACCGACTTAGAAGGTTCAGTTTCTATGGATGGTGGTACATCTAGAATTGGTGAGATCACAGGTGTAGAAATTGGAGTTGAGAACAACCTTACAGACCTTGACGGTTACTATGGTACAGATTCTAATCAAGGGTTTATTGATGGCTCGCGTCAGGAAATATCAGTTAGCTTAACTCTAAACCTTACAGTTGCTGAAGTTCGTAAAATCCAGCTTATGAAAGACTTTCAAACTTTTGATATATTGATAAAAGTTGGAAGTTTGACAGGGCAGAGAATGGAAATTAAAGTACCTCGTGTTATCTTTAATATCCCTTCAATAGAATTGCCTGCTGATGGAGCTGTTAGTTTAACTTTTGAAGGTAGAGCATTGCAAACTGAAACAGGTGCTATGGATGCTATTAAAGTTAGTTTCAAGAATGCCTAAGGAGTAGCAAGTGAAAGAGGACAGTCTTTTTAGGGATATAAGTATTTCTAATCTTATAAGTATTTGGATTAATACCAAACACTACACAAGAGGTTGTCTTCAAGTGAATTGGCAAGATGTGATTGGGGAGGGTGGTTACTATCAAATGGAAGGTAGCAACGATTCTTCTCATTGGTCACCTCTAGGTATTTCTGCTTACTTTACTGAAGGTGATGGAACTGATTTACTCCCCATAGCCGAGGTTTACTGTAAGTACGTTAGAGCTGTGGTGGCTAAGGGTAGTATTACGTCAGGTAAATTCAGTGCGATACTTGTGATGAAACCTTGAAGGCAAAAATATTATAAGGGGGTGGCATGAGGTATAGCGACCTTCAGAAGACTAATAGATTTTTGAAAAATGAGATAACAGGAAGTGTTGCATTAGGTTCTGTTGGTGATGAGCTATACACTCTAAACCTTACTGGTGATGGTAACCTTGTCCTTGCTTATGAGGAAAATGCTAAGAAGCGTATTGCTTTTGGCAAGGAAGTTATTGCAGGCGTTACTGAAACGGTGTATAATGAAATTAGTACAGAAACATTTAGTATAAAACAATTATTATTTACTGGTAACGGGTTGGGGGAGATAACTGTTAGGGTTAATGGCTCTATATGGTTTACTTATCGGAACAGTTATTTTAACCCTTCAATCAAAGTGGATGTTGGTAAAGTCCTTGCTATTGGAGATGGGTTAAGTGTTTCTTTTAGGAACACTAGTTTTATAGGGCAGACTAATGTTTATGAGTGTTATTTATTGGGTAACTAAAAGTAAAAGGGAATGCTATGAATTATGATAAACAGCTAGAATTATTACAGGCTAAAAAAGATTGTTCATCCCTTGATGTACATTTTTTTGAATTACAAAAAGCTAAGATAGAGTGTAATAAAAAGCTTAATAGTTTAGGTACTTCAATAAAAGAAGTTGAGAGTAGGCGTGAGGTAGCTAGTATGAAAGTACTAGAGATAGAGGACGAAATAGCCAAAGGAGGTAACTAATGGCAGATTTTGAGGGAGCTTTACCGATTAAGTCGGTTCGGGATGATGATGTTAAATTCAAATTAGTCGATTACAGTGGTGGTGAAACATCTACTACTGGTTTAGCGATTGATGTGGATGGTGAAATTGGTGTTAAGGTTCGGGATGTCGCTGGCGACACCTTAGGGATCAATACAGATGGTTCGATTAATGTTGTATTGGGTGACGGGGGGAAACTTCCTGTTTGTTCTTACAACGAGTCGCTTGCAGTAGCTAAAAATGGTTCTGCTGATTTCGATTATGTTGTAACTAGTGGTAAAACATTTAAGGGTTACAATATTTTGGTAGGTTCTAGAGGGGCTGTTAAGATAGTAGTAGGTACATATGATGGTACAACTCTTACTACAAAAGCAACGTTCTTTCAACTTCCTGCACAAAACAGAACTACTAGAATACCTACACTTAATTTATTAGGTGATGGAACTGCTAGCGTTCGTGTAACTGTAATTAACCTTGATAATACCACTGACCTTAGTGCTACAATCATGGGTTACGAAGAATAATTATTTATAATTATTGGAATAAGTGGAAGTTGAAAGACTTCCATTTTTTTTCGATAGTTGTGTACGGAGGGGGTATCTTATGGATTTAACTTACAGTACAGTTACTAGGATTACTGGAGAGGATGAGAGTTTAGCTGTTGACGTTGTTGAGGTTAATGATGCTACTGGTTCGATTAATGCAATGTGTTCTAAGATTATTGAGAATTTTACATCGGGGGTGCAAGCCTCTATTACCGTTTCCACTTCAAGTATAGAAGCTAAGTGTGGAGCAACTAGGATTGCTGGTAGAAAAGTTTTGGCTATTACTCCTGTTTCAGGTAAAGTATTTTATGGTTTAACTAACGCTGTTACCATTGCAAACGGTACACCTCTTTTCAAAAATCAAACGGTCTTCCTTCCATTTCTTGAAGTCTATTTAATAGCAAGTGAATCGACTGATGTTAGAGTGTTGGAGGCTAATTAATGATTAAAAATATAGATATAACTCAAGTTGCTGAAAGCCTACCTTTTGAAGCAAGTTCTGAATATTCCGCAATACTTCTATCTGACAATACTCGAGATGCTATAGAGGAAGCGTATGTGAAAGCTAAAGGGATAAGAACTTTCCCTTTTGAACTCCATTATGTTTCAGGTACAGGATTGAACACCACAATGTCAAACGGTGCTTTTTTTAGAGTTCGCCCTGGGACTTCCGCTTCAGGTTCTTATTCTGGTTACCCAAGTGCATTTCCTCTTCAAGCCCCTTTCAACTGTAAACTATACTCAATTGTATTGACGTTCAGGAACATGAATTTTGATTGGTCTGCAACAAGTGGACCTATTTGTTTTGAGATAGAGACTAGGAATCATTATTACAACGGCAGTGATATATCAAGTAGGGTGCAAGTTACTTTTGGTAATTTTAGTGGTAGTTTGACAGGGCATGACACTTGGAGGTACGAACTGTTTTACAATACAAGTGGTGATGGGTTCTATCGTATTTCAGGGGATGAATTCCATTACTATGGAGATATGCTAGGGTGTAGATTTGTTAAAGCGTCGGTTGGGGTTAGGAGAGTAAATTCTATGGTTGACGTTGTAATGAAACTAAATTATGAAGAGGTAGTAGATTAAGTATGGAGGAGTATAGAATGCAAGTCACTAATGACACTTTAGACAGGTTTTATAATAAACTTGATAGTATTGATAACGAACTTAAGGGATTGACGCGTTCTTTAGCTGTAACTATTGAACGACAAAATTCCTCAACCGTTACAGTTGATAGGTTGAGTAATAGAGTTAGACAGTTGGAATTAGACAATTCTAATTGCCCTGCAAGATTATCTTATAACAGTTTTGGGCATGTAGTAGGAAAGTTAACGATGGCTTCTACTTTATTTATTTCTTTAATTACTTGTTATTTTTTATTTGTAAGAGGAGTATAAAAGATGTATGCTTATTTATTAGATAAGGTAAGTGGGGGGATTGAGGACGTTGTAAGAGTTGGGGAAGATAGCTGGGAGCTGAAAAAGTCTTTCACTTTTGTTGTCCATAACAATGGAGTTATTACTAATTATGTTGTTCCGAAAGGATACAGGATTGATTGTGCTTCCATACCTCCTAGTATACTTCCGTTCTTTGGTGATAGACCTAAGAAAGAAGTAATGTATCCTTCTTACATACTACACGATTATATGTATGCTAAGAAAGAATATGTGGACAGGAAACTTGCGGATGATATAATGTCGGCATTGATGGATAGATACAACGAACCTAATACAAAGTTCAAAAGGTTTCTAGTTTATCAAGCTTGCAGATTATTTGGTGAGAATGGGTTTGTAAAATAAGGAGATTTATTGTATGAGAAGGATTTGCGACCATTGTTTTGGGTGTCATAGTGTTATAAAAATTTATACATGTCGGTGTAGTTTCTTCTTGTGTGATAGGTGTTATCAAGATTTAAAATTGGATACAGAGGCATTAAGATATGAATAAAGCAACATGGTATAAGTTAGTAAGAATTGCTCAAAAAGATAACGGAGTTATTGCATATGCAGGGAGTGAACCCCTTTATAGAGTATGGTTACCTTCAAAAATATCTTCTTTATGCGAGTACATGAAAAAAGAATTAGATCCTTTCTTAAGCTTATTGGCTGGAGGAGATATTTCTGAAGAGGAATGGAATAAGTACCCTACTATTAAAAAAGATGAAGATGTTAAACCCCTTCCACCTGTAAGCATTGT